ACATTGAACTTGAATGTGTTCGTATTTTTCGTTTCCCTGTGTTTTCAAGGGTTTCAGCGTCTCGCCTTTTGTGCGTACACACTATTGACACTCTATTTTCTTGTGTTGATTCAATTGTATACAAGAAAACGCCCCGCCCGGCAAGCAGAGCGGCTCATGTAGAGCCGTCTGCGATGCCTGAGCGGGGCGTTCGGTTTTCAGGGCATGCCTTGGTCGTCGGCGAGCGCCGCATACAGTTCGAGTGCGAGTACGGCTGCGATCAGGCCCGCGCATTCGACGAGCCATTGGATGCGGTTCATACGCCGAGCTGTTCCATGGTCTTGCGCACGAGCGCGTCGATCTGGTCGAAGCGGCTCCACCATGGGGCGCCGTTGTTGCCGTGGATCAATGGCACGCCTGCCTGCTGGAGCAGGTTGGCCTGGTCGGGGTGTGTGAGCGCGGTGCGCCCCTTGCCGGGCTCGCAGTACCAGATGACTCCCGTGGAGTCGTTGCGGATCATCATTGCCGCCATGATATCTACCTCCTGTGTTCCGGTGTTGCCGGATAGCTTCTGTTGGACGAGTTGGACGAAGGCTCCCCAGTTGTAGCCGAAGCGCGTGAAGTACGGGATGGGGTCCGTATGGTCGGATCCGCCGTAGGTCTGGCTGAACCATTGGTGCGGGTGCATGCGGTCGACGCCCCACCCGTGCGCGCGGAGGCGCTGGGCTATCACGTCGGCTGCGATGTCGATGCCGCGCCAGAAGTCCGACGCGTTGGTGGCCTCGCAGATCTCGATGCCCTCGCACGTGCCGTTGCCGTTGCCGACCTGCCAGCACAGCCGGTCGTAGGGCACGCAATGAATCGCCTCGGTCCAGTCGGACGTGAGGTGCACCGCGTAGTCGTAGCCTCGCGACCACAGGTCCCGGTGGTTGCGGGCCGTGGCGCCGGGATTCGCCGTGCTGTGGACGGCGAACAGGGACGGATTGAGGTAGCCGTGCCCTGCGTTGACGATCTCCTCCTTGATCTGCACTATTAGTCACTCCGTGGTGGTCTTGGCGTCCGGGTCGGAGATCATCTCGCTCATGGGCACGACCTCGCCCGGCATATCCACCGCATTGCCAGTGGACTGGGCGAGCTTGACGGCGTTGACGACCTGCTGGCCCTGCACGGCCGCGGAGGTCACGTTGTTGTTGCGCCACCACGCGTACACGGATGCGATGACGGCGATGACGCCGGTGATCGCCGTGCTCACCTGGTCCGAGGTGAACGGCAGCTGGCTGATGCCCGCGATGGACAGACCGGTCTGGACGACGCTGAACAGCTGGACGAGCAGCAGCACGATGGATTTCGTGCGCTCCACGGTCAGACCTGGAATCGTGGTGGTGTTGGCGGCCTTGTGGTCGGCCACGCCTTTGGTGTTTGCCATTGGTGTTCCTTTCTATTGGTGGTGGTTTCCTCCGCGCCGGAGGTCGTTGACCTCGTGGCGCAGTTCGATGAGGTTCTGCTCGGTAGTGGTGATGCGACGATTGACGGTCGCGAACTCGCCGTTCATGTCGTCACGCAGACCGTCGACCGCGCCGCGCAATGATTCGATGGCGTCCAATGTGCGCAGGGCCTTGTCGTCGAGGTCGTCGCGCAACGGCATCTCATGGTTGTTCGTTATCTCGCCGCGCGTCGCCCGATCCCTCTCGTCCCCTCTGTGGTTGATCCAGATGGCGGTGACGATCTGGGCGGCGAGCACCAGGGCGCTCACCACGATGTACGCCCATGCGGGCAATCCCTCGGGCAGGTTCATGCACGGCTCCTACGGTATGGAAAACCCACACGCAGATCCGCATGGAACGGCCATGCTGCGTGTGGGTTTTGGAGGTATGAAATGTTGCTGAACGAGTATTGGGACGAGTCGTATTGGCCGTCATGTGGCAGGCTGCGCGAATGCACGCGCGTCGGATATGCGAGTGCATGGCGACGTCACATACGACCCGAATTGGGTGACATGGACCTGGCTGACCTGACAGGGCCGCGTATCCAATCGTGGCTGGACTCGATCACGTCGGCCGGAGCGGCGCGTAAGGCGTGGGCCGTATTGCGGCAGATGCTGCGTTCGGCGGTGCGGCTCGGATTACTGGATGCGGACGTGACCGGCAGGGTCACGCCACCGAAACCGAGCGGTTATGAACCGGAGGTTTTGGATATCCGCCAGATACGCCAGTTGCTGCAGGGTTTCCACGGGCATGAGCTCGAGGCATGGCTGATCTGCAGCGTATGCCTCGGATTGCGCACCGAAGAAGCCCTCGGATTGGAATGGCAGGATCTGAACCTCAACACCGGCAAGGTCAGGGTCCAGCGCGGCCTGCAATGGGTGGACGGGCACGAGGTAATCGTGGATCCAAAAACCGAGTTGAGCCGTCGCACCATCGTGCTGCCGCGATTCGCGGTACTTCGACTCCGTGAAATCAGGCCACGAGACGGTGGCCGACTCATCGGCTCGTTGAATCCCGGCCAGGTCGCTCGTCGCTACGCCACATGGTGCAGATCGCAGAACCTGCCGTATGTGCCGAGACGGAACCTGCGCCATAGCTGGGCGTCCACCGCGTTAGGCGCCGGCGTAGATGTGGCGGTGGTCAGTCGAGCACTCGGCCACTCCAGCATCGCTACAACAGCCCGCTACTACCTGCGCCCAGACAGTGAAGTACTCCGCGAAGCGCAACGCACATGGGAGCACGCCCTCATACGTTGATAGGGATTCGCTAACCCAATCGTCTGTATCGTTTACTGGCCCCTACGCGATGAATGTACTACTCATGCGCATAGGTCGCATCGTTATAGCGGTCGGCCAACCTTCGCCATCATCTAGTTATGCGACCGGAGAATTGAAAGCTATAGAGAAAATCCCGGAAGGATACAGGCCAGCTTCCTACGGGTCGATTCTGTTTGCATCGAACAATGGCGGCGCTGTCGGTAGCTGGTATATAAGCTCTGATGGAAGCATCACCATCCGCGGCAAAGCGGATAAAGGATATTACCAAACCTGTACTGGCTGCTGGCTGACCGCCTAGCTTTCGCTAACCCCTATACGGTCCGGCAAAAAAACGCGACGTTCACCGGCAGCGTCGCTAACGTCCTGTCCGATGCGGAATACCGTGCCCTGGTCGGCCGGAGCTACACTGGTGGCGATGTGGTTGTTTTCACGCCCGTCACCACCGGCGTGGATACGGCGCTGGTCGCATGCTACGACGTGCCCCATAAGGTCGTCCGCGCCATCCAGGTCGGCACCCAGCAGAACATCACGATGGATGTCCGGTTTGCGGTGATCCCCGCCGTCTAACGCGCGCCGAGAATCCTCGTGATGGTCAGGCACTGCGTGTCTGACGTGTTGCCTTCCATCACGTGGATTCGGTGTCCGATGATCTGCACGCTCGTGTCGGCGATCCGGACGAGAGTGGCCTTGCCTGACGCGAGCCCGTTCACGAAATTCATGCCGACGAATGAGAGGACGATCGATCCTGCTTCGGCGGCAGTGTGGAACAGCCTCGGGTAATGGTCATCATCATTACCCTCGATGATCAGCTCGCGGAAATCCGTGATCGATTCGGCGAGCGGGAGGGTGCCGGTTTTGCCGCTGGTGCCCTCCCATAGGACGGTGGGGGTTAGCGAATCCCACACGTCCTTCATTGGTTTCAGCACGTTGAAGAGCGGGACGAGGGTACCGACGGTGATGCCGTTGATCGGGATGCGGTAGAGGAGCATGTCGTGGGTGGCGACGCCGTCGAGGATACTGCCGGTGTTGTGGGCCGGATCCGCCGGGGTACCGGTGGTGGGGGTGCCCTTGAGGACCACGATTGAGCAGGTTTCCACGCCGGTGGTGGTGTTCTTCGTGTAGCGAAGCACCGCGAGATCGTTGCGTTTCTGGCCTTGGGTGCCGGATTGCACGGTGGCGGTGGTGGTGCCGGTCAGGTGCACATGGCGGCCGTTCAATACGGCGTCGCCTGATTGGACGGCGATGGTGTTCGCGTTGCTCATGGTGGCCTTGAGCTGATTACCGGTCGTGAGCGCGTAGTCGCCGGGGCCTACGAGACCGGCTTGGAATGCGCCGATGTCGTCGCTGCCGATGTGTGGGGTGCCGGCGAAGCCGGTGATGAGTTCGACTGTCATGTGTTCTCCTGACGTTTATGCGGTGCGTTTCCAGAGGCGGCCTCGGCCGATGGTGTCGGGGAGGCGTGTCCATGTGCCGCCGATTGTGTTGGGGTCGAGGTTGGGGGTGGTTTCGATGATCTCGCCGATGGGGTGGGCGGCCGTGAACATGGTGCGCGTGTTGGTGCGTTGCAGCAGGTTCGTGACCGCCCGTGCGAGGCCGTGGAGGGTGACGTATGTTTCCGCCATGGCCGGGGTCCCTTAGGCGAACAGGGCGTCGATTTCGGCGTCGCTGGCCGGGGTGAGGTCGGTTTTGCGCATGTAGCCGCTCAGGTCGATCATGCCTGTGAGCGCGTCCCATTTCATGACGGTGGTGTCGCCGGTGGTGACGGCCACGGCGACGACGTTGGTGCCGGCGGGCAGGGTCTTGCCTGAACCGTCGACGAACTGGTCGTCGGTGGTGAACTGGTCGGTGATGTTCCACACGTCGCCCTTGGTGGCGGATGCGGGGGCGGGCAGGCTGGCGAATGCCGTGGATCCCTTGGCGCGGAATGCGGAGCCGAGCGAGTTCTGCAGTTCGGTCTTCGCGGCGTTGACCTTGGAGTCCACGTTGGCGGCGGTCTGGTAGCCCTTGCCGGTGACGATGGTGTTGACGTTGGCTGCGGTCTGGTAGCCGAGATTCTTGACGTCGTTGATGGCGCCGGCGCGCGCGTTGTTGGCGGCGGTGGTCACGTCCGCGGGGGTGGCGAGGCCGAGGCTGGCCGCGGTCTGGTTACCGCTGGCGATCTCCTTGCCGCCGATGGAAGGCTTGCCGGTCAGGTCCGCGTATGCGCCGGAGAACGTGGAGTCTCCCGCGTTCTGGATCTTGGTGACGAGTTCGTCGGTGAGGTTGTTGTCGGAGAGCACCTTGTAGGTGTTGGGGCTGCCGGTCTTGAGTTCCTTGGCGACGAACAGGGTCTTGAGTTTGGCGAGGAATGTGGCGAGGTTGTTCAGGTTGATGAATTTCGTGGCCATGATGGTTTCCTTTCGTTACTTGCTGCTGGGGTTGAACAGGTTGTTGATGTCGTCGTCGGTGGCGGTCTCGATGTTTCCGGCAGCCGTTTCGAGCTCCTTGAGTTTCTCGGGGAGTCGTTTGCCGTCGACGTCCACATCCTTGGCTTTGACCATGGGGAACGTGCCGTTGTTCTTCGGCGCGAGCGTGTCGATCAGTTCGATTGCCATCAGGGTTCTCCTTTACTTCACTTCGACGGTGGTGTTGCCGAGACCCGCGTTCGTGGATTTCCAGACCGCGTAGCTGATGGTCGCGCCGCTCGCGTTCTTGTGGTCGAACGTCTTCAACAACGCGAAGCCGCCTTCGAAGCCGCCGACGAAGAATCGGGGCGTGCCCCACGACGCGGGGAACGCGTAGTAGATGTGCTGCCCGGCCGCCGCGTTCAGGGTGAACGTTTTGCTGTACCATGCGGCGAGTTCGCCGGTCGCCTGGTTGATGATCTGGTCGGTCACTCCCGCCGCGTCGAGGCTGACGGCGACCCACCAGTGGCGCTTGTCGCGGAAAGCGACGTCGGCGGTGCGGGTGGCGACGGCGTTTCGCGCGTCGGTGGCCTTGAGCGTGTACGTCTTGTCCGCTTTGAGGTTCACGCCGGAGAGTGTCGTGCCCTTGGATGCCGTGTCCTGCGCCTTGTCGTCCAGGGTGAGCGATTTCGGCGTCTTGGACAGGCTCCATGCGACGGTCACGTCCGCGACCGTCGAGCCGCGTTCCGCCTGCGATGGGGAAACGGTGAGCGAGTTGATGCCCATCGCCTTGTACAGGCTGATGGTGCCGTCCTCGGTGATGTCGAAATCGCCGCCGGGCTTGACGATGCCCGCCTTGTCGGCCGTGGCGATCGAGCCGCCTTCGCCCTTGAGTGCGAACTTGGCGTCGTTGGCCGCGTCCTGCTTTGCTTTGAACCGGGCGAGCCGGTCCAGGTCGATGACCTTGCTGGTGTTAGCCATCGTGTTCCTCCTTATCTGTGGTTGGTGTTGGGAACAGGTTGTCGATGTCCGCGTCGGTGGCGTAGACGATGCTCACGTCGCCGATGATCGCGTCCTCGAGGATGATTACCGGCCCCTCGTCGCACGAGCAGCCGTCCAGTGTGCGGATCATGAGAGCTCCTTTCTGCTGATGGCGCTGGCGACCACCCATTCGCCGTATACGAGGCGCGTCACTTCCCCCTGCGGGCTTTCCAGCAGCAGGTCCCACGCACCCGCGCATGGCATAAGCGTCGAGGAGCGTTCGTCTGTGACGCTCACGTCCACATGACCGTGCGAGTCCAGCGTCACGCAGTCGCTCAGATCCGCCAGCACCTTGCCATCCCTGCGCAATTGCAGCCGGGGATTCCAGCCGGTCAGATCCACCGGCACCGCGGCGCGAGAGCCGTCCGCTCGCAGGATGTTGCGCACCCATAGCAGTCGTATCCGGTTGGTCACGCCGGCCACGAGCAGCAGCCTCGCCTCCAGCAGGCCGAGCCTGCCTAATGTCGCCGTCATCTCATTTCGTCCTTTCCCACACATATGCGCCCAGCGAAGGGCGCTGCTCCCAGATGCCGCCGAAGTCACTAGCCGGATTGGCTCCGGTGGTGTTCATCACCACATAGCCAATCGGCATCACGGGTCCACCTCCGGCCGAGGTGGCGTGCGCGGTGATGACGCCATCATCGTTGACGGTGATGGTGCTGCCGTCCGGTTTGACGCCGCCGATTGTGCCGTTGGTGGCGGCTGGAAGCGTGTAGTTCTCCAATCCGTCGAGTTTCTTTTTGTCCGCAGCGCTCATGAGTCCTGATCCGTTGACTGTGGCCTCCGCTGCCGTGAGGTGCACGGCCTGACCATTTCTGCTCGCGGATAAGGGAAGGGCCGCGGTTATAGCCGCCACGTTCGCCGCCGCTATGGCGTTGGCTTCGGTGGCTGTCTGCTGCGCCTTGCCGATCTCGGACGAGAAACCGGATGCGAGCGTGTACGCGTCGGTGGCGGTCTTCTCCACCCCGTCGACGCGGCTCGGAGTCACCACGGCCGAGAACGTGTTGTTCTTCATCGTGATGGTCGTGCCATCCGCGTAATACGTAGCACCGGAACCACCGGATTCCGCCGTGCCGCTGAGGCTTGTGGTGACGCCGTCCGCGGTGCCGCATTCGTAGTCGACGCTCATGATGCCGTTGTTGACCTTGACGATTTTCTTGGAGATCGGCACGGTAATCGTGATGCCGAGCCGGTTGTCTCGGCCGGTGACGGTATCTCCCACATCCATCGAGAGGCTACGGTCGTTGAGAGTGACGCTCACGCCGCCCTGTGTCTGGAGCTCTTCGAGTTTCTCTTTGGTTTTCTCGTTGAGTTCGTCGGCTTGGGCATTGCTGTAGTCGTAGATGGCTGTGTATTCCGCGAGCCCTGTGAGCGTCTTGGATTGGCTGACCTTGCCGTTGGAGTCCGCGTACCAGTGGACGACCACGCGTTCATGCAGATCCCCTTGCCCCAAGCCGATGAGGTGGTTCACCGGCTGCGAGTCGAGCGACGCCTGGAAGACGAGCAGGTCGCTGTCGATGGTGTCGCCGTAATGATCGACTGGTTTGGCGATGGCGTGCACGTGGCCGTCAAGCCATGTGAGTCGGAGTTTCGCGTTGTTTGCCGTGAGCATCTTGGTGACGCCCGTATACGCATCCGTGTATCGGTCGAACTGCCAGCCGCCGATGGTCACGGTGCTTGCATCGGCGGTGAACAAGCTATCGAGGCCGATGCGTTTGAACAACGTGTTGAGGATTGTCGCGGCGTTGCCGCTCACGGTGAGGTAGTCCTTACCCGCATCGGGCTGGAGGATTCGACGTGAGAGCATGCCATGCCAGGTGGGGCCTTCCACGCTGCCGTCCGTGTTACGGACGGTGACCATGCCGCCATACTCGGTGCCGTCCATCATGATGAGAGAGCCGGCCGCCGGTTGTGGCAGACAGGTGAGTTTGAAGTCGTTCTCATCGCTGCCGTAGGCCAGGTCGAGCTCGTAGTCGTCGAGGGATGCGATGGGCTTGCGAGCGCTGTCGGTGATTATGAGGTCAGCCATGCTGGGGCGCTCCTTTCCATGATGATGGTCAGGTCCCAGCCGAATCCGTTCCATTGGACGTTGGTTTCACCGGCTGGTATCGGTTGGAAGATGTAGCGTCCGCCGTCTAGGCCGGTGCCTCGTGTGGCTTTGTCGAAGACGTTGGTAGTGCCGCCGTTGATGTCGGTCATCGTGATGGTTTTGTGGCCGGTTTGGCTGTCGATGGTGACGTATGCGCCGATTGGGATGGTCATGGTCAGTTCGTATCGGTTGCCGCCGATGGTGATTGACGGGTTCGTGCAGGGGCCGAAGATGACCATTTTGAACGGCATTGGGGCGCCGGTGGTGTTGATGGCGTTGGCGCCGCGCGTTGGCGCCTTGTAGTCGTAGGGGTAGTCGTAGGGGTAGTCAAGGTAGAGGCCGGATTGCAGTTCGTCGGGGAGGAAGTGCTGCGTGTCGGCTGGTTTGCGCCATACGCCGTCGAGGAGCGCTACGGTGAGCGCGTATTTCGCTGGGTTTGGAAGGTCTTGTGATGGTTCGATGCCGGTGATGAGTGCGGCCTGGGCCCAGCCGTCCACGGTGATGGTTCCGGCTTTGTTCCGGTTTCCCGTGGAGGCTAGGGCCCGTATGTCGGCGTCGAACAGGTTGCTTGCCGTGTCCAGCATCGTCAGATCCGCGCACTTCGCCTCCAGTTGCACGGTGGAGGCGTTGAGTGCTGCGGAGTCGATGCCGTGCGCGGCGAGTTCCACATCCCATGCGTGGGTGCGCAGGGATTCGATGCGGTTGACCATGATGCCGTCGGGTGCGATGAGGTCGACCACGCGGTGCTGGGTGGTGCCGCAGGTGTAGGTCATGGTTCTCATCGGTTCCCTCCTTGGACTATGCCGAGCTTGCGCTTGCTTTCGCGGATGGTCATGGCCGGCGCGTATTTCGCGATGGTCGGGCCGAGGTCGGCGTGCAGTGACTGCAGGTCGGAGCGCAGGCCGCGTATCTCGGTGATGAGATCCGCGAGGCTGGCGCCGGATCCGGTGGCGAGCGCCGTTGTTCCGATGGCTGCGGCTGTCGTGTCGATCTGGCTGTTCGTGGTCATGGCGCCGCTGATGCCGGCCATCACGCCGCGGATGGATTTGGCTGCTTCTGGGCTTGCCTTGTCCATGCCTTCGACGAGGCCTTCGACGATGGCGCGGCCGCGGTGCGGCGTCCATCCGCTTCCCGAGAAGGGGCCTCGCTTGGCTGGCGAGTGCGGGATGAACGAGCTGATGGTATCCATGACGCCTTTGATGGCGCTGCCGGCTTTGCTGATCATGCCGGTGATGCCGTCGATAAGGCCTTGGACGATGGCCTTGCCTGCGCTGAGAAGCAGAGTGCCTGCTCCGGCGAACACGCCTTTGATGGCGCTGATGACGCCTTGCAGTGCGCTGCCGATGCCGCTTGCCACGTTGGAGAGGATGCTCTTGAACGCGTTCCATGCGCCTTGCCAGTCGCCGTTGATCAGTGAGGTGACCATGCTGATGACGCCGGAGACTACGCCGACGACGGCCTGGATGACGCCGCTGATTCCACTGATCACGCCTGACACGTATGGGAGCATCGCCTGCACCGCCGGCAGCAGCGAGCCAGTGATGAATCCGATGATCGCGGATACCACGGTTCCCACCACCGAGACGATGCCCTGTATCACCGGCATGAGTTGCTGGAGCAGCGCGACTATGCCTGCCACGGCCTGTTGGATTACCGGGATCAGCTGCTGGATTACCGGGCCGATGGCGGCTGCCATCTGGCCGATGAAGTCCACGATCTGCTGGATGACGGGCATGAGGGCGGCGAGCACCTGTCCGGATATCTGCGTGATCATGCTGATGATCTGCGCGGCCAATGGCAGCAATGCCGCTATGGCGTCCGTCAATGGCGGCAGCAGGCTCGTCACGATCTGGCTGATTGCCGGCATGAGGCCGGTGAGTCCGTTGATGAGCGGCTCGATGATCGTGGGGATCAGCGGCAGCATCGTCTGGATGATGGAGCCAACAACCGGTATCAACTGGCCGATGGCATCGGTGATGACCGGCATGATCTGCTTGAGCATGCCCTGGATGCTTTTCACCAACGCGTCGAACGCAGGCTGTATGCTCGCGATCTCGGCCTTGAACCGGGTGAACAGGGCGGAGGCCTGTTCACCGAACGCGTCACGCAGTTTCGGCGTGGTGGCGATGAGCGCGCCGATGGCGGCCACGGCGATGCCGATGGGTCCGCCCAATGCGGCCAGCGGTCCGCTCAATCCTCCCAGGACCCCGCCAAGCAGCGGAATCTTGGACAGCAGCGGCGCTATGCCTCCGGCCCCGAGCGCCACGAATGAGGCTATCAGCGGGGCGATGGCGTTCCGCACGGGTTTGAACATGTCACCCAATCCGTTGAACACGCTGCCGATGGCGTTGATCGCGTTCTGGAACGGTTTGGGCAGGAGCGTCACCAGATCGGAGAACAATGCGGGTATCGCCTTCACGACGCCCTTGGCGATCTGGCCCACTCGGGGCAGGATGTTCTTCAGCGCGGCGGCGATGCTTTCGGCGAGCTGCTGGCTCAACGCACCCATGTCCGCGTTGCTGTTGCCGAGGCCGGCGAGCCAGTTCTGCCATGCGGCCTTCATCGAGTCCACGGATCCCTCGATGGTGGTCGCTGCCTCCCTGGCGGTGGTGCCGCTGATGCCCATCTCCTTCTGGACTCGGCTGATGGCCTCGACCACGTCGGAGAATGAATCGATGCTCAGGTCGTTGCCGTCCTTGAGCACGCCGGGCAGCTTGTTCGCATCCGAGATGAGGCGTTCCATCTCGCTCTTGGTGCCGCCGTAGCCGAGCTTGAGATTGTCGAGCATGGCGTAGTTGCCGCGGGCGAGCGACTGGTAGGTCTGCTGGATGCTGCCTATGTCGGTGCCCATCTTGTTGGCGTTGTCCGACATGTCGATGATGGCCTGGTTGCCCATCTCGGCGGCCTTGGCGGTGTCGCCGCCCAGCGAGCTCACGAGGCTTGCCGCAAAGCTCGTGACCTGGTTCATGTAGTCGTTCGCGCCGATGCCCGCGGTCTTGTACGCTTCGGACGCGTACTTCTGCACCGTGCCGCTGGCATCCTTGAACAGGGTGTCCACGCCACCGACCGCCTGCTCCCACGTGGCGTAGGCGGCCAGCGCCTGCTTGCCTGTGGCGAGCACGGTGGCTCCGATGGCGGTGATGCCCGCTCCCACTGCGGCGACCGCTCCGGTGGCGAGGCTCTTGAGGTGCGAGCCGGCGCTGGAGGCGAGGCTCTTGAATGCGTTGCCCGCGCTGGAGGCGAGGTTGCCGAGCGTGCTGCCGATTGCCCCGGCGGCGGTCTGTGCTCCGGCTGGGAGTTTGGACCATACGGCTCCGGCGGCGGTGGCGATGTTGCCGAAGTAGTTCTTGGCTACGTTGGCAACAGGCGCGAGTTTCTGTCCTACTTTTCCGGCGACGTTTCCGATGGCGGAGCCGATCTTGCCTCCGAATGAGCGGATGGGTGCGGTCCAGGTGGTGACCGCGTTTTTGATGACGGAGCCGGTTCTGCTTCCCCAGTCGCGGATTGGTTGTGTCCAGGCGTTGATTGCCGCGCCGATTGGTTTGGCGATGCTTGACACGGTTGTGGCGATGCTGTTGCCCCAGCCTTTGAGGGTTTGTTGGGCGGCGCTGATGGCTCCCTTGAGTCCGGTTTGGATTTTCGCGCCGACCTGTACGGCGAAGCCGCTGAGTTTAGCCACTGCCGTGCTGGCGAAGCCGCTGATCTTCGTGCCCAACGGTTTCCAGATGGCATCGACGCCGAGCAGGCTGCGCACGAGGAGACCGAATGCCTCGGATGTGTTTTCGACTATGCCTTTTGCGCCAAGCAGTGCGGAATCGGAGGTTTTGAGCCCGGACGCGAACGATTTGAATACACCCGTCGTTTTGCTGGTCGTGGTGTTCAACTCGTTTTCTGTGGCATTAAGCGCCCTTTTCGCCTCCCTGACCCGTTCCGAGGCTTCCTGAGATTTCTCTAGTGCATTGGCTTGACGGAGCTGGGCTTGTTCGACCTTGATGGCTGCGGCCTGGGCCTGGGTGCTGTCGGCACCGTATTTCGCGATGGCGGCGTTGAGTTTGTCCTGGGCCGCGGCGACGGCCACGGTGGACTGCTTGTAGTTGAGAAGGGCGGCGGAGGCTTTGGAGGTGGCTTGCGCCACGTCCTTCTTGAACGGCTTGAGCACGTCGTCGGCGAGCTGCTGGTCTGCGCTGCCTTTGAATCCGTTCTTGAAGGACGTGCCGAACCGGCTGCCTATCTTCTTGCCGGTTCCGAAGGCCTTGTCGAAGGTTTTCGACCCGGTTTTGCCGGCGTTCTTCATCTCCTTGTTCACGGCGTTTCTGAAGCCGTTCATCACGGGGAATATGGAGATGTGGCCGGTGCCGACCTCTGCGCCTCCCGCCATCGGAATTCCTCCTTGCTAGGTGTTACATGCTGAATAGGGCGCTCTCGTGGGGCTCGGCGTCGCGGATTTCCGTCGGCGCCGCCGCATCATCCGGATTCCCGCTGTCGTCACTTGTGTCCACCAGTCCGTTGGCGCCGATGGCGTGCAGGATGGTGATGTCGGTGGCGGTCATGGGGAACGCGAGCCCCAGGGCGGAAGCTCCCGTGTATGTTGACGGGTCGACGCTCATGGCTTCGTGGAGGCTTATCGCGTCCGCGTAGCGCAGTCGTCGGCCGAGGTCGCGTTCCAGGCTCCATCCGGCTTTGGCGAAGTCGGCGCGGATCTTCACTCCTTCTTTGGAGCTGAGGGTTCTGCAGAATCCTGCGATTTTCCCAATTCGACGCCTTGGGTCTTCATCAGGGTGGCCCCGTAGTCCTGAAGCAGGTTGAACGCGATCTGTGTCGGCCCGTCTTCGAGCTTCTTCGCCTGTTCCTCGCCGGCGAACTGGGTGAGGATGCGTTTGATCTGTTCGATGCTTTCGGAATCATCGGCTGCGGATGAGAGGGCCTCGAAATCGTGGATGCTGAGGAACATTGGCAGCTTGTAGATGACTCCGCCGGGGGCGAGCGCCCAGTATTCGTCGTTCTTGATGATGTGGCGGATCTTCATCCGCGAGGCGATGGCGTCGAGCGCGGATTGTTCGTCGTCGTCTGTCCAGTTTTCGAAGTCTTCGAGGGTTGGCGTCCATTCGGTTGCGGTCATGGTGTTCTCCTATCGGTTTCTCCCATCGGCGGGAGGTCCCTTGCATGCCGATGGGAGAAGAAGCTCATGCGAGGGACGTTCGGTTTACTTGCCGGTCTCGGTGGCGGTGGTGGTCGGCATGTAGTAGGACTGCAGGTAGCGGCTGTTGCCGTTGTCGACGATGCTGTCCTTCTGCCAGGTGGTGGTCAGCGCGATGCCGGAGACTTCGCCTCGCGTGTCCTGCGCGGGTTCGCTGCCGGTGGTCTGCAGTACGCCGAGGCGGCGGCGGATTGTGCCGGTCTTGTAGTGCGTTTCCTGGTAGGCGATCCACTTGGAATCCTGGATGGTGTCGCTCACGTGATAGACGCCGTCGGCATCGGGGGTGCCGATGGTCATGCCGCGCACGGTTTCGTTGTCTTCGGCGACCGTGAACGCGAGGGTGAGGTTCGGGTCGGCGTTGAGCATGTAGCCGGGCTGGTGGAATTCGGTGGCGTCATCGGAGTCTCGCGCGTCCTGCGGCGCGCCGTCGCTGGTGATGAGGCCGACCGCGTGCCCCTTGCTGAAGATGTCCTTGAGCGTGGTGATCGGGTCGGCCACGGTCTTCGCGATCATGGATGCGGTGAGCTTCGCGGTTGGATCGTATGGGGCGATGATGATCTTGGATGAGGTTACGTACTTGACCGCTGTCAGGTCGTTGCCCTGAGCGTCTGCTGTCATGATGGTTCCTTTCGGTGTTTGTTGGTTGGGTTATTGGATTTCTCCGATCACCGAATAGGCGATGATCAGGTAGTAGTGGGCGGTGGGTTCGTTCTCCGGCACCACGTAGGGGCCGTTGCATTGGGAGTGGTCGACCGCGATGACAGGAGAGTTCTCGGCGGATGCGATGGCATCGTCCATGAGCAGAGCTTGGATTCGGCGGGCGAGGTCCTTGCATGGTTTGTCATGGGCGCGGGTCCATCCGTAGATGTTGACGCCGATGCTGCGATCGAATTGCGCGAGCCCGTCTCCGGATCCGCTGTCGTCGCGGATGGTGACGAGCGGATAATCGCCGCGATAGGCTTCCGGTTTCCGGTTGTCGAATTGCAGGCCTTCCACGTCGTAGACCCGGTCTCGCAGATAATCGCACAGCCATTGCTCGATGTCCGGTGAGATCACGCTCATGATTTCGCCTTCTTCAATGCCTTGACGAGGTTGCCGGTCTGTGATTCGATGAGCATTGTCTTCGCGTCGGTGCCGACCACCCTGTAGGTGGTGCGGTGCGCATGCTGCACGGCCTCCACTTGGAGCCCGTCTCGATAGGCTCCGGTATCCACCGGGGCGTTCGCCCTGGCGATGTTGAGGGCTTTCTCCGCCGCCCCTCTGGTCAGGGCCCGCACCCCGGCCGAGTTGAGCATCTCGTCGAAGAACGAGTTGTTGAAGTCGACCGTGGTCTGTCCTGCCGCCGGCATGTGTCATCCCCTCCATTCGGTGAGTTGGATTTCGAGTGTGGGCTGCCAGCCGCTGAACGCGTTCACGTCGTTCGAGGGGAAGCCGCTGACCTCCCATAGGCGGCCGTCATCCGGCATGGCTCTGATGCGGTCGCCTATGCGCACATCGGCTTTGGGATTGTCGATGGTGAGCACGGCGGTGCTGGTGGTCTGCATATCCAGCGCGTCGGGAAGCCGCGTGCTGGTGGAGGATGCGAGAGCGCCGCGAAGTTCGATGATGTCGGGATGCTGCCAGTCCTCATCGGTTTGCTTCGGATTCATGGCGCGAGGTGTGCGTCTGGCTCGCAGGCGCTGGAAGTCGGTGGCTCCGGAGAGTGAGAATCCGTTTGAGCTTTTGGTGATGTAGTCGAGCGCGTTCATGCCGTCCGTGCTCCCCACGTGAGTCGGTATGGGTCGAGCTGGCGTTTTTCCGCTTCGAATAGTTGGAGTCCTATTGGGGCGCCGCCGTTGGTGATGTAGCTGATGCTGCTGCCGTTGGTGCTTTGCGAGGCTATCATCGGCGCCGGTGCCGTGGCGGCTCGTTTGGCCAGGGAGAGCATGAGCGCGTGTAGTTCCGGCACGTCTTCGGGTTCCCAGCCGTCGGTGAGTGTGACCCTTATGGCTCCGGGTCTATCCGGCAGCGTGCCGTGGCGGAGCACCACGGTGCCTTTCTCCGACCAGTCGATGTCATCGGCATGGTCGATGCCGTCGAATTCGAGGCCGCCAATGTCGGTGACGCGGATGCTGGGAAGTATGAGGGTGCCGCCGCCGTAGCCGTCGACGCGGATAGTGTGCGTCCAGCTTGGGGTGACGTGCCATCCGCATTCGCGACGGATCGCGGCTTGTGCGGCACGGAGGAAGAAGAGCCCGTCCGTGGTGAACTCTCCGGGGTTCTCGATGATGTCCGGGGTGCCTTTGGGGGGTTCTGCCATCTGGGCTCTCCTTCCTGTGATCGGGGTTACTTCGTGGCCGGGGTCGGCTTGCCGAGCGTGACCTTGACGAAGGCCTTCGGGTACTTCACCTGGAGGGTGAGGCGTTCCTTGAGGCGGATGGCGACCTTGTCATTGATGAAGTAGTCGGCATGCGCGTTGGTGGATTCGATGCGCAGGCCGCCCTTGCGCAGCACCTTGCCGCCGGCCTTGAAAGCGCCGACGAGCGCGGTGCCGGGTGCGATAGCTTCGGTGACCACGGTCTTGACGCCCCACAGCGGCGGATCCTGCATGATGCCGCCCTGGCCGTACTGGCCGGTGAAGAAACCGCCACCGAAGTACTGGCCGTTCGCGTCCTTGGACAGGCGGATGGCCTCGTAGTCGGTCGGGTTGATGACGATGCCGTCCGGCTGGAAGCCGGTGGCGGTGGCGATGAGCTTGCGGCACTTGAAGATGCGGTCCGCGTCGGAGTCTGCGCCCTGGCCGAGGGTCTGGATCTCTCGGTTGAACAGGCCGTCGATGTTGTTGTCCGCGCCGTCGCCGGAGAGCAGCTGGGTTTCCTCGAGCAGCTGGATGTTGTAGGCGGCGAAGTCGGTGATCTCGCCACGCAGCCAGTCGAGGTCGTCGAGCATGTTGTCGGAGATGGCGAACCAGCCGGCGACCTCCTTGAGGTCATCGGCCTTCCACTTCGGATCCGGGAAGTGCAGCTGGGGCTTGAGGCCGCCTTCGGCGACCGTGCCCGCGGAGCCTTCGAGTTCGCCGAACACCGGGTATTTGACGGCGTTCGTGGAGGCTCCCATGGTGCCCTGGCTGAACAGGTCGGCCACCGCGAGCGGACGCTGGTACGGGAACACGGCCTGGGTGTCGGTCTGCACCGTATAAGGTGCGAACGCCCCGGTGGAGTCCCCCACGGTCTGGGTGTCCGTGTTGGCCTTGAATTCGACCGCGTAGCCGGCCTTGAGACGGGTGCCCACGTTCTTCGCATACGACTTGACGAACAGGTCGCCGGCGCTTTTGGCCGGAGCGTCATCGTTTTGGCCACCGGAGTCATTGCCGGTGGGGGTCGATGCGGCGGCGAGCGCACCGATCTTGGCGATCATCTGCGCCTGGTCTTCGGCCTTGCCGATCTGCTGGTCGAGCTGGTCGACCTGGTCGAGCAGCTGCTTGATGGCGGTGGCGTCATCGTCGCTGATTTCCCCGGCCTTGAGTCCGGCCTGCTTCTCCTTGAGCTGCGCCATCAGCGCGGCTCGCTTTTCGATGAGAGTGGACATGTCTACTCTCCTTTCTGCCCTTTGAGGGCGATTCGAATGGCGAGGTCGAGCGCTTCCGCTTCGGCTTTCCGGTTGGGCTCCTCGGACTTGGCCCCTTGGGGCTCCTCGTTCTTGGCCTTGTCCGGCTCCGATGCCTTCGCACCGTCGCTCTGGGTGTTTTCCTGCTCCTGGCTGGCCGTCGCCGATGCCAGAAAATCCTTCATTTGTTTGGAGGCCTGCGCGAGTTGTTCGCTGATGCTGGTGAGCATGTCCACGTTCGCGGCGCTGATCATGCGGCCGGCTTTGGTGAATTGTTCGCTGATGCTTTTGATGGCGACGACGCTGGTGTCCTGGTTCGCTCCGATGGGGACGAAGCTGGCCTCGTAGACGGTGAGTTTCCGGAGCTCGTTGGCTTTGGTGCCGTCGTCGAGGGTGACGGTGCCTTCGTCGTCCACGTCGAATGCGAAGGAGAGCTGCGAGATTCGTTTGGCTTTCACGAGCCGGTAGGTTTGCGCGGCCTTGGGCGAGTCCATGTCGAAGCTGCCGCGGATCCACCAGCCGTGGTCGTCTTCGCCCATGTCGGTGACGCCTCCGATGTTGTAGTCGGGGTCGTCCATGCGGTGCCCGTAGAGCACAGGCATGGTGTTGCCGCTTTCCTTCCAGTGGGTGATGCTGTCGAGGAACGCTCCGGGGGCTACCACGTCGCCGTAGCAGTCGGGTTGGCGGGTGAACGTGCTGGGATAGGCGATGAATTCGCCTTCCTGCAGGTCGTCGGTCTCGTTGTTGGTCTTGAACCGGCAATCAAGCTGTTTGGTCCGCATGCTGTTGCTCCTTCGCGTATTCGTCATGGGCTTTGCGGGTTTCGTCCAGGGCGATGAGCCCGCTGTTGAATTGGTCGATATGCGCGGTGATGGTCAGGTCGGATTGGAGCTCGTTCTGCCATTTGAGCCAGCCGATGCTTTCCACGTCGATGCCGGCGCCGAGTTTGCTGCGCACGCTTTTGTCGAGCCTTGCCCTCCACATGGCGATGATGTGGTTCTTCGCGGTTTCGTCCGTATCGGATGAGGGCCGTATCGGGTCGCCGCCGTCCTGAGGGCTTGCCTGGCCTCCCTGGGTGACGTTGAGTGGCACCGTGAGGCTGTCGCCGCCTTCGATGCGGGGCAGGTTCTGTGTGGCTCGGGCTTCGTTGGGTGTGATCCACGGTGCTCCCACCGATGTGGAGAGCACGCTGGCCTGTTCCTCGAAGTCGCCGCTCAGTTTCGCGCGGATGTCGAATTCCACGTAGTCGAGCGGGTCGGCGCCGATCATCGTGGCGAGGAACGTGTTGAGCCGGTCCTCGATCATGCGCATGGTCGGGCCCAAGGTCTCCGAATACAGCATTTTGCGGAATTCCTTGGTGTTGGAGAAGTTCGCGTTGTCGAGGATGCCGACCATGACCGGGCTGACGTGGTAGATGCTGGCCACGGTCTGCAGGCTGAGCTTCGTGACTTCGCTGAATTCCTCCTCGCGCGCGTTGAAGCCGAGGCGTTTGAGTTCCATGCCGTCTTCGAGCAGCGGGGTGCTGCCGGCGCGGGCTCCCTTGTCGGTGAATTCCTTCCAGCCGCGGGCGAAGCGTTCGCGCGCGGTGTCGTCCCACGGCGGCGCGTCCTTCGGTCTGACGAGCACGGTGCCCACTCGGCCGCCGCGCTGCCATGTCTGCGTGCGGTAGCTCCAGGCTTGGATCTGCTCGTTGATGATGTCCTTCAAAGCCATGACCGGCGTGACCCCGTTGGTCGGGTCGGTGGGATTCCAGCCATGGAAGACGAGCATGTCCTCGGCAGGCACGTCGATCCATCCACGGCCGAGTCCCGTATCCACGCGGTAGGAGGCCGGGGCGAACACGCTGCCTTCCTGCTTGGCGGTCACCCATGATGGGGGTATCGGCCTGATCTGCCAGCCGCCGAAGCGTTCCATGTCCCGGTCGGGGGCTTGGGTGACGATCCAGTAGGCCACGTCGTGGAGTGCCAGATCCGCGGTCAATTGGCGGAGCAGCTCGAAGCCGGTCATGTCTGGATTCGGCTGCTTGAGAAGGTTGATTAGTGGCGAATCCGTGATGCGCTGGCGGTCGGTATCGGAAATTCTGCGGAATTCCTTCAATCCGACCTGAGCGACGTTGTCGGCGAGGAAGCTGATGACCGTGCGCAGATGCGGCTGGGTCTTGTACAGTTCGGTCTCCGATTGGCCTTGGATGATGGTCATCGCGTCGGCCATGTCGAAGCTGATGTGGTAGGTGGGGCGGAATATGTCGGTGAGTTTCTGCCAGATGCTCAAGATTCAGCCTCCTTCCTAGAGAACGAGCAGTCCGTGTCCGGTTTCGGTGTCGTATGCGCTGCGCTGTTGTTTCACCGGTTCGGCGTTCATGGTTTCCAACGCGTAGAGCGCCTGGCTTTCGGCGATGAGCCCGCTGATGTGCATGGCCGATTTCTGCCGGTCCCACACTTCGACTTCGCCAAGCCGTCTGGTGATGGCCACGCTCACCTGCTGTTCGATGGCCGGTTGCGGCAGATGCCGGAGTTTGCCTTCCTTCACGCGGTCCTTGAACCGGCCTGTGCATGCGCCCACCCTGAATCCCTCGATGAGATGTACGGTCCAGCCGGCTTCGGTGAGAGGATCGCAGAAGTCGACGGCCGGGCATCCCTTGGATTGGATGGCGATCTCGGTGATGTTCGGCCATGATTCACGCAGCATGCCCAGATACTTGGGTACCCAGAGCATGCCGTCGCGCCGCATGATCAGTTCAACGTGTGGCAGACCGTCGGCCCGGTATCCGGCGGCTGCGATGTATGTGGTCTCACGGTCCGCCGAGGTATCCACGCTGAGCACCACACGGTTTTCGAACGGGATACTGGATTTCTTGTCGATGCCGCGCTTCCATTGCTTCGGATCGATGAACGGCGTAATGTCCGCGGTCACCCACTGGCAGAGCACCTCGGTGCGATATGCCGCTTCGGTCATGCCGTTGATGTCGGCGATCACGCTTCGGTAGGTCATCGGCCCATAGCCGAGGGAAGGATTCGCCTGACGTATGCCATCCAGGTCATCGAGCCCGCACCCATCCGGCGCGCTCCATTCGAAGTACCCGTAGGATGCGTCGTGCGCCTCCGTCCATTCTTCGACGGTCTGCTGGCCGGTTTCGACGCTCGCGTTCCACGAGTCGGAGAGCCGGCGTCCCTCGTCCACTACCCTGCGCAGCACGATGCTGCGGTAGTCGCCGGCGTTGCTGATGCCCCACAGTTGGCTGGACCAGATGGCCTTCGTGGTCTGGCTGACCGCGTTCCAGCCATCGTCCGTATGCTGCTCGCGAAGCTCATCGAACACAACGCGGCTGGCGGACTTCGAACGGATGTTCTTATCGGCTCGAACGATGTACTGCGCCTTGTTGCGGCAGATGATTGCCTCTTCGCCGTGGCTGTTGTTGACCCGCTGCACACGCTTCTGGAGGGCAGGCACCGCGAGCGCGGCTTCCTCGTCGGTTTGTGGCGTGGGGTTGCACCAGTTGAGTACGGCGGAGTATGGGGCTCTGGCGTTGTCGAGGGTCTGGGCTGCTCCGACGATGAGGAACTTCCATGATGGGGAGAGTTTGGGCCGGCGGCCGGAGTCGACGAACAGCCACCATGCGCATAGGACGCTCATGACGGTGGTTTTTCCGTTCTGTCGTGCGACTTCGGCGACGACTCGGCGGAACCGGTAGGATCCGTCGGGGTTGGTTTCGAGTCCGTGGATGAGCAGCCATTTCTGCCATGGGTAGAGGTTCACGTGGAGGAATCGTTCGGCGAATTCGATGACCCCGTAGCCGTCGGATGTGGCCGGGGTGAGGGGCCGGAGCGGTGGCGTGTAGATTCTGGGGGTGGTGATGCCGTGGGCGTCGTCGTCGATCTCGCCGATGTCCATGCGCATCCTCCTAGGTCATCTTCGCCAGGTATTCCTCGAATTCGTCGGACACCTGCTTCGGCTTCGCATCCTGGATCGCGTTGGCGATGGAGCCGCGAGCGTCCGGCGTGGCTCCGAGCTCCCGTAGCACGTTCATCAAGTGCGGCATGAGGTAGAGGGCTTTGGTGACTTCGATGCCGGTGCCGTGGGTGACGGCGTAGTCGATCTGGCTGGCGATCATTCGGCCGGATTGAATCAGAGCGCTGTCTTCGGGCTTCAGCCGGTCATCGAGCGCTTTGACGGTGTCCTCATATGCTTTGAGCAGGCCCTTCTGCGCCTTGGTCGGCGCATCCATGAGCCGCAGGCGTTGTTCGCCAATCTTGAGGCATTGGTCGATGGCCTTAGCATCCTGTTGCAGGGCGAGCGGGTAGATCTGCCTGTAGATGCTGTCGAGGCGTTCGATCTCGATGCTGCGCGCGGCGTCCGGGTTCTTTCCGGATCGCGCGCTTTTGAGGGCGCGGGTGATTGCCGCCATCGCGCTTGTGGTCGACCGGTAGCCCATCGTGGTTTTGATCTGGCCGATGGGTGTGGCGGCGAGGAACAGGTTGAGGGCCTTGGCGTCGGATTCGGCGGTCAAGGTTCCTCACCTCCCTTCAGTTGTCCTTGGTGAAGTCGTGGGGTTTGCCGTCGAGTTCCGGCATGATGCCGGTGTATTCCTGGAAGCGCCGGCAGATCACGTCGGCGTATTTCGGGTCGAGTTCGACGACGAGCGCTTTCATGCGCAGCCCGTGGGCGGCGATGAGCGTGGAGCCGCTGCCGGCGAACGGGTCATAGACGATGCCGCCGGGTCTGCAGCTGTTCCTGAGCATGCTTTGGATGAGTTCAACGGGTTTCATCGTCGGATGCTCCCTGTTGGCTTTGGGCTTGGGGAATTGCAGGACGGTCGATTGTTTGTTGTCGCCGCGCCAGTTCGCGCTTCCTCGGCCGAGGCGCCCAGCCCCCCCCGCGTGAATCCGTAGGGCGGGTTCTAGTGATCGTTGCAACACCTGACCTACCGCAAGGAGGGTCAGGTGACCAGAAGCCACCGAAACGAAGACCGTGGC